ACTGCTGTATTATCATTTGCTGTAGTATTAACTGTTAATGCAAGAAACCCAAGAGCAAGGTTATTAGCTCCTGTAGTATTAAGTGATAAGGTTCCATAACCAACAGCAGTATTATTATCAGCTGTAGTATTATTATATAGTGCATTCTTACCTAAACCTGTGTTATAATCTCCTGTAGTATTTTCAACTAAAGCATCTTTACCAACAGCAGTATTATAATCTCCTGTATTATTATGTAAAGCTAAATGACCTACAGCAGTATTATGAGTACCAGTAGTATTTACGCCTAAAGAAAAATAACCAACAGCAGTATTAGCATTAGCCGTAGTATTAGCAGTCAAAGCTTTATATCCAACAGAAGTATTTTGTTCACCTGTGGTGTTTGTGACCAATGCAGATCTACCAACAGCAGAGTTACCAGCACCTGTTGTAGTACTCATTAACGCTAAATAACCAATACCAGTGTTTCCTTCAGCTGTAGTACTTGCCTCTAATGCTTTAAAACCAATACCAGTGTGATTAGTACCTGTTGTATTATTTTGACAGGCTCCCTTCCCTAAAGCAGAGTTACCACTACCTGTAGTATTTGCTGATAAAGCATAATAACCAAGAGCACAGTTATTAGATGCAGTAGTGTTTGCTTTTAATGCAAGATTACCAACAGCTACGTTACTTCCACCTGTAGTATTTGTATATAATGCCTCATAACCTATTGCAGTATTATTATCTGCTGTAGTATTACTTCTTAAAGCATAACCACCTACAGCAGTATTCTGAGCTCCTGTAGTGTTTTGCGCTAAAGCATTATAACCTAATGCTCCATTATCATTTGCTGTTGTGTTATTAGCTAACGCCCATGCACCTAATCCAACATTCCTAGTTCCTGTTGTATTATCTTCTAATGCCTCTTGACCTACAGCAACATTATAATGAGCTGTAGTATTAGCTGTTAATGCATAGCTACCAATAGCAACGTTAGCTTCTCCTGTAGTATTAGCATCAAGGGCGATATAACCAACAGCAGTGTTATGGCTACCTGTAGTATTAGCAGCTAAAGCTAGAGAACCTACGGCTGTGGTTGAATTTCCAGTTGTGTTTGCTCTTAATGCTTCATTTCCAAGAGCTGTGACATTATTAGCAGTAGTATTTGCTTCTAATGCTACACCACCAACAGCAGTGTTGTTTGCTCCAGTTGTGTTTGATCCTAAAGCACCTTTACCAAAAGCTGAGTTGTAACTTGCTGTAGTATTTGATCCTAATGCACTCGTTCCGAAAGCTGCATTATAATTACCAGTTGTATTAGCGTCTAAAGCATAAGAACCAACAGCAGCGTTTTCTGCTCCAGTGGTGTTTACTCCTAAAGCTGCATATCCAAGAGCTGTATTATCACTAGCACTAGTATTTGAATCTAATGAACTTGTACCTACAGTAGTGTTTCTACTGCCTGTTGTATTAGCTCCAAGTGCTCCTTGCCCAAATGCAGCGTTATAATCACCCGTAGTATTTGCATCTAATGCACTACCTCCAACTGCTGTATTAGCACCACCCGTAGTATTAGACAGCATCGCTTGAAATCCTACGGCTGTATTACTATTGCTTGTTGTATTTGCTAATAAGGCATCTTTACCAATAGCTACATGATTCCAGCCCGTTGTGTTAGTGGACAAAGCATTATACCCAACAGCAACGTTATCATTAGCAGTCGTATTATTACCAAGAGCAAAATAACCTAAACCTGTATTTTGAGCACCAGTAGTATTATCTTCAAAAGTATAAGCACCTACACCAACGTTACTAGCACCTGTAGTATTTGCTCCTAAAGAATGAATACCAACAGCTACATTATTAGCAGCTGTAGTATTAGCATCTAAGGCATAAGAACCAACTGCAACGTTACTTGCACCTGTAGTATTTGAATGTAAAGCATTTCTACCTACACCTACATTCAGCGCTCCTGTAGTCGTATAGGTTAATGAATAATTTCCTAAAGCAACATTATTATCAGCTGTTGTATTTGCTTTTAATGCATGATGTCCAAAAGCAGAGTTGTTCGATGAAGTCGTAGCTGCAAATAATGCATTGCTACCAAAAGCACAGTTATAATTACCAGTAGTCAATGTATATAAAGCTTGACTTCCGAAAGCAAAGTTTTCGCCCCCTGTCGTAAGTCCTAGTAAAGTTTGAAAACCAAAACCACCATTGTAATCACCAGTAGTTATAGCTGTTCCTGTTTGTTTACCAAATAAAGAGTTACCTACTGCATCTGTACCAGTAAAACTATCTCCAGCATTTGCACCAATTCTTGTATTATTTTGAGCATCAGTGTTATCAATTAATCCAGTAACTTTTATACCACCATTACTTTGGATATTTAAAATACTTGTACTATTGACAAGATAACTTTGACCACTTGAATGATATAACTGTACGTCTGAAGATGTACCGGCTGTAATTTTTTTACCATCTGGAACGTTTATACCATTACCATCAAACTGTGATGTCTGAGTGCCATCAGCAGTAAAGCCTACTGTTCCTGCAGAAGCTGAATACCAGCCAGTGTCGGTGTCAGTGGAGAAAGTAACACTTGGTGATGTCGCCGATCCCGCTGGGAACTCCGTACCTACAGTGACATAATCTGCACCAGCTAAAATGACACCAAAAAAAGCATGCCCACCTGTAGGAGCAGAACTAAATACAATATTTCCTCCTAATAATTTAAAACCTGCCGATCCCGTCGGATCAGGCTCCTGAATGACACCATTAACCGATATCATTACTTGTTGAGTATTTATTGGAAAAGGTACCGGAGAAGCACCATTAACTTGTAACGCAAATGAAGTCGTACTCCCATTAAATCCCGAACTTATATCGTCAATAATTCGATAACTAGGATAAGCAACTTGAAGGTCGTTTCCAATATACATTTGTATCTAGAACTTTTTATATTCTTCTATTGTATTTGGGGTCTATTCAGCTTTTACTTTGTATTCGGTCCAGATGTCGATGGAGCGGTAGGCCATGTAACAGTAGAATATCCACTACTCGAATAAGTTTGAGGTATATCTCTGAGTGCTTGACGATATGCCGCCCAAGCTGCTTGATCAACTGTACATCCTGGAGTCATTGTCCAATCTGTAGTCCAAAGTAAATAATCACGTTTCTTACGTATAACAGCCCAACTCGTTTCGTCTAAAGCAAGTATTGTTTCATCAAAATGCTTATCTATAACAGATTTTATGGCTTCAAATTGAACACGAAGGTCACTAAAATCCCCAAAAGTAGTTAAGCTCATGGATTTAAGTCTGCTCTAAATAGCTAATTGTTAAATCGAGTGCAGTTGATGTATCTGAATTTGCCCTTAAAATATCACTTGCTTCAAGAATAATCTTACTTCCGCTAATAAGTTCCAAAGAAGATCCTGCTGGCACTGGTACACTACTCAATAGATAGACATCATCACCTGTGTTAGTAGTCAAGTAAACGCTAACGTTAGCGCTAGTACTAGTTTTATTAGAAACTAAAGCACTTAAAAGAATTAAAGTTGAAGAGGCACCAGCTGTCAGAATATTTGCGCCAGAGGCCGTTACACTAGATGTAACTAAACTAGATTTAGTCGCTTGTTTAAAGGTATTTGCCATATCAGCTTAGAGCAACAATGAGAGCGAGGTTATCATCGGAGTTGAATTGTCCCGTTACAGTTAAACTTCCAGTAATAGAAGCATTACCTGGTATGGTGACCGACCCTGATCCATCTATTGTAAGCCTAGCAACACCTCCGGTTACTATCGATAGTTGATCCGAACCTGGAGAAATTATTCCAGTATTTGAATCAGTTGCAAATTTTAATGCACAGCTGGTTAAAGATCCTAAAGAGAGAGCAGAATTAGTTCCATCTTCTCGTAATAAAGAAAATCCACCTATTGTTGTTGCGTCATGTACAACGCATACCTTTTTATCTGTATCTACCGTGACTTCACCTACAGCTCCAGTAAAACCGGAAGTAGAGTTAGTGTCACCGCGACGAAATTGTACTTGGGTTGCCATAAGCCTATCCTAATGCAACTGCTATTGCAGTAGCGAAACTTTCAGAAGCGATTGTTCCAGATTCATCTGAAACAGTCATGGTTCGAGTTGTACCACTGGATACACCCGAACAGTCAAAAGCCAATTGCTTTGTATTGTCAGAATTGTCTCTAATACGAAAACCACTAGCGTCGGTAACAACAGCTGTAGATGTAATAGAGGATATACCTGTAAAGGTAGTCTGACTTCCTCCTAGTGCTATAGAAGCACTTCCTATAGTAATTGTACTATTGGCAAGTTGGGCGTTAGGAATTGCACTTGTTCCAAATGCTCCTGTACCGGAATTATAAGTCAAACCTGAACCAGCACTAGCACTTAAAGATCCTAATAGAGCGACGGTACCAGTTGAGTTAGGAAAGGTAATTGTTCGATCAGCTGTCGGATCAGTAACAGTTAATGTCGTTTCATAAGCATCAGCCGTAGCACCTTCAAATACAACTGAAGAATCGCTAAGTGTCAAACCTGAGACACCTGTTAAAGTCTTATTCGTTAAAGTCTGCGTTCCAGTTAATGTTGCTACAGTTGAATCAATCGCATAAGTAACAGTCGTACCAGTAGCACTTGTATTAATACCTGTTCCACCTGTAAGTACTAAAGCTTCCGAATCTAAATCAATATCTATATTTCCAGAATCAGTTTGAATGTCTAAATCTTCAGCAGTAATTTGAGTATCGACATAAGCCTTAATACTCTGCTGAGTAGCAAGATGACTAGCAGAGTCACTAGCCATATTATCTTCATCCTTAATTGAAGTTCCAGAAATAGTGCTATTCAAAACAGCACTAGTTAAAGTCTTATTTGTTAAAGTATCCGAAGTAGCAAGGCCGACAAGAGTATCAGTTGCATTCGGTATTGTAATTACTCGATCAGCTGTTGGATCAGTAACAGTTAATGTTGTCTCATAAGCATCAGCTGTAGCCCCTTCGAATATGATTGATCCATCACTTAAAGATAATCCAGAAACTACTGGTGAAGTTAAAGTCTTATTCGTTAAAGTCTGTGTTCCAGTTAATGTCGATACAGTTGAGTCAATAGCATAAGTAACAGTTGAACCGGTAGCGCTTGTATCAATTCCTGTTCCACCTGTAAGTACTAAAGTTGCTGAATCTAAATCAATTGAAATTGATCCAGAATTAGTAGTAATATCTAAATCCTCATCTGTTACTTTTGCATCTACATAAGCTTCTGTTGCAATTGTTCCACTTGAATTAGGAACAGTCATGGTACGTGTTGTACTAGTAGCAATTCCTGAGCATTCAAATGCTAATTGCTTTGTATTATCAGAATTATCCCTGACACGGAATCCAGTATCATCGGTGACAATAGCACTAGAAGTGAATGAACTAATACCAGTAATCGTGGTTGCACTACTACCTAAAGCGATAGAAGTAGTACCTACAGTGATGGTGTTATTTGCTAACTGTGAATTAGGTATTGAACTAGTACCTATCTCTCCAGAGCTATAAGTTAATCCCGATCCAGAAGCAACAGAGATATGAGCTCTTACTTCTGAAGCTGATGGCCCAGTATAAGTAATAACTCCTGTGGAATTGTTATAAGCTAGAGAACCATCTCCACCAGCGTCTGTAACCGAAACTCTTTCTCTAATATTGGCATCAGTGACTTTAGTAAACGTAAAAGTACCACTGCTATAAGCAAGTGAACCATAACCTGTACCGCTGTTAGCTGCACTTATTGTCTCAAGTAAAGCAACAGTTCCAGCAGCATTAGGGAGAGAAACAGAACGATCTGCCGTTGCATCTGTAGCAGTTAAAGTTGTTTCATAAGCGTCAGCTGTCGAACCCTCAAAAGTAATTCCACTACTATTTAATTTAATAGAATTTGCAGCATCTGCAGTACCTACATTTAACGTAGTAACGTTACCTGTTGTCGCAGTCAGAGTAGATATCCCAGCGATTGTAGTTGCTGTTGCTCCAAGGCTTATCGCAGTACTACCAACAGTTACTGAGCTGTTTGCAAGTTGGGCATTAGGTATAGCACTTGTTCCTATTACACCTGTACTGGAGTTATAAGTTAATCCTGAACTACCTGCAACACTTATCTTTCCTCTAATATCAGAATCAGACGGGCCTACATATGTAATTACACCTGTAGAACTGTTGTATGAAAGACTACCCTCCCCACCACTGTCAGTGACAGAAACAGAAGCTCGAGAACGTGCATCCGTATAGTAAAGATTTGTATTTTCTGTGAGATCAACAGTTGTGTTACCAGCAAAATCGAGCTTATCAGTAGGTGTATCAACCTCCCTGAATAAACCGCTGACCAATGTTAATGATTTACGTGTAGCCATTTATTTAACTGAGTAAGATAGGTGGTTCAGGACGTATAACTAATTGATTAGTTAAGCCAACTTCTCCAACACGTACAACGTATTGACTGCTAGTTGATGGAGGGGTAGCAGTAATCGCACCAGCTGAAGTACCAGCTAGAAACATTATTGTTCCTGGAGACAAGCCGCTAACGCCTAAAACACCTCCTATCTGTACATCAAGTGTGGCATTAGCACTCTTAGCCTCCTTAGCAAAACCAATGACAGTGGCGTGATCTTCAGTTGAATTTCCTACAGCTTTAAACACTTTTCCCGTCGGAGCATCAATATATAAAGCGTCTCCTTGATTAAGGTTTTCTCCCGCTGTCATCTCAACTTCTAAACTACCTGCTACACGTGCTGGAAACCCCTCCTTTAAATCGATAAGAGCGTCAACTAAGCCTCGATAGTTAGGAGCATAAGGTTCTCTAGCCATTGTTACATTCTCAGCTGTCATTAAATCAACAAGGACAGCCAAAGCACCTTCTAGATTAGGTTCGTATGCTGGCATCTAATTCCTGTCAATCATTATGTATTCTAAATTGTAGAAACCCTTTAGAATAAAGAGAGAGGTAAATTACATGACACCAGAGTTAATTGCTGCTGTTTTATCAGGAAGTATTGGAGCTTTTGCTGGATTAACACGCGCACTTTCGAATTTCAGTCGAAAGCTAGATAGACGTTTTGAATCAATTGAGAGAGATCTTGATAACCTTCAAAATCGAGTTGTCTGTGACTATGTTTTAAAAGAAGATTTTCTAAGAGAAATGCAAGCAGTACATAACAAATTAGACCGTATACTCGATCATCTACTTTCTAAACACTAAGGTCCTATAACAACCCAAGCTGTAGTTGATAAGTCATATATAGTTAATTTACTAGTTGTTTTATTGTAATGTAATTGACCGTCAATAGGATTAGCAGGATACCCTGCAGATATTGAAGCAATTGCCTTTGTCGTTTGCCAAGAAGTACCATCAAAGATTTTATAAAGATGTGTACTACTCGTATCAAGCCAAGACTCACCTTTACTTGAAGAAGTAAAACCAACAGCAGATGTATTAGGTGCTGTAGAACCAATAGATATAGGTCCTACCTTTATCAACCCTGTTGAAGGAGAAGCTGTGTTATCAGCGAAAAAGAGTCCGGGCTCGCTTGGATTATTATTAACAGCCAACTCAGCAATACCAAGACGAATAGGAAAAGGGCGGTCATAGAGAACACTAGAACGACGAGAAAGAATTTGTACAGCCATAGTTAGGTATTAATATAAAGATCAGCATCTACTACAGTGTCCTGATCAGTAAGAGGATTATAAGTACTACCTTCTATTTTACTGTCAGATGAAGAAGAATCAACAAGTAGACCATTCCTGTACTCACCACCATCTATTAAACCTGACTCGAACTCAGCTGTATATGCATCTATTGGTTTGTTGACAATTCCAAGTTTTATATCTTCTAGTAGAGTAGGTGATCGATTAAATAATTTATTAATCAGTGTAGTCATGCGATTTGTTACATTAACTGATTTCCCAGATCGACTTAAATTCCCATAAGCATCTCGTTTTAAACCATCAGTAAGAGTCATACCAATGACAGATGGATCAAAATCAGCAATTGACTGAGGTTGATTCCTATTACCTCTTATATCCTTATCTCCGCTCCATTTCGTTGTTTGATTGACTAATAGCAAAGTTTGAAATGCTTCCTCTAAACGTTCCTTTTCTTTACCAAAACTTCTCTCAAATACACTTAAACCATCACCTACAGGCTTATCACTAGGTTCTAATAGCCAACTTTTGACATAATCATGTTTTTTTAGGTTACTTACAGTGCAATAACCACTAGTGGAGCCAATAAAAGGATAAATTACAGTAAAACTGTTAATATTAGGTACTGAAGTAATAGTATATTCACCAGAAACAGAATTTCCACTAGTAAAAGTCAATTCAACTTTAGTATTAACCTCAAGACCGTGATTATCAACGTTAACGGTAATATTTACACCTGTTTGAGTATATTTTGCTGCCAATTTGATAGGTTCATTACCTTCATCATGCATTAGTGCGAACATAGCGGCATAAATGTGCTTACACCACCTCATTTGGTAATACATTAGGCTCTGAACTGCTGTATCGCCAGTATCTTCATATTCAGGTAGTTGATAGAAGTTATTTATAGTTACAAAACCAAGATCTCTAAAAGTTCCAGGAATATCACGCTCACTACTTACAGTTCCGTCAGATTCAAGTACTTGTCCAGGCTTTGTTGCGCGTACAGAGGTCCTAGGGAAACGCTCACTGCGTAGATCACTATATAAATCATAGCTATCGCGCCTTGAAAAATCTTGACAGGAGCATTGCCAACGTAATTCTGTAGTCAAATACCTTCCAACAAGAAAACCTCGATGAGCTGGTACCACTGTAGATGTTAATTCATTTGTAGTAGTTGCCCCATAGCTATCTCTTCTTTGAAAGATGATCTCTTTTGTGGCAGCATCTAGTCCTGTAACTGTATAACCGACATAATTTTTATAATCTCTACCTCTAAGTAGTCGACTAAGAGTTAGATTGCCAGAAGTAGTCCCACTTAAAAGGGTTGATACAGTAAATTGAGTCGTACTAGTGACAGTAATGGTGTAACGACCTGAAGAAACATCTCCACTAGTAATATCTAGAAAAACTTTATTTCCTGTGGACAATCCATGAATAGAAGAACAAGTAATTGTAACGACTGAACCAGTTCTCGAGTAAGTTGAGGATATTCCAGGATCTTTTTCGATAATTCGATCAGTTAACCGTTCCCCTGAAAAGAAAGAAAGCTCTGTAGGCAAATAGCGAAGGCGAACTCTAGTAGTGGTCCAACGCGAATCCCCAAAAGTAGTTGATAAATAATAACTAACATTACCAGAATTTGTAGCAGATGCTGAAGTCGTAACAGTAAATGTATTTTGCGTCGTACTAACAATTGAAAGTGTTGCATCAACACCTCCACCTGTTAAGAAATCTAAATAAACGCTTTCACCAGCATACAATCCATGGTCTTGTTTAGTAACTGTCAATGTTGTACCAGATTGATTATATGTACCACTGACAACATTACCTAAATAACGAACACCTAGTATTGGTAATCCGAAATCATAAAAATTAAATGCGTCAGTATCACGCATACCAACCATCTGCTCTCCTAGTTCTTGGTTAGTAGATGGAAAGGTATAAATTCGGGCAGGTATAAAAACACCAGGAAATTGTTGAAAAGTAAAATAAAGACGATAGTCACCTCTTCTCTGTCTTTCATTAGCAGTAGATCCCATCATGCTTTGAGTTAATGAATATAACTCATAACCTCTACGCCATCTAGTCCAGAGCGAATCTTGATTATAAAATCTTACTTCACTATTCCTATAACTTCTTCCACCACTTTCAGTTTTTGAAAAGGCTCCAGTAACTTCTAATTTTTTACTAAAATTTCCATCAAAACCTAATTTTGATGGTGAACTAAATCCACCTATTCCAAAAGGCATTGCTCTGTTTAGTAATATCCTCCTTGAACATTACAATAGAAGCCATTAGTTAAAGCTGTAGAACCATTAACAGAAACATACAAAGCTTGACCACGTTTAAGCATTAGCCCTCTTTGCTTAGGAGCTATTTCATTGTTTGCAGAACCAAAATTAGAGCCAGCTTGAACAACAGGATGATTAATAAAAGGAAGTACTTCTTTTAAAGTTAAACTGCAATACTGTTTAGCTGCAACAGAATCAATACTAGCGACAAATAGTGGAAAAAATTGATTAATATTAGTAACTGTTCCTGTATCTACTAAATAAAAACAAAAATCTATTGGTTCATAAACACTTACATTACCTGTAATGGTTCCACTAGCAATGTTAGGTATAGTAACAGTAAATGTTGTTGGAGTGATAGTGACAACAGTAAATGTTCCATCAATCGGAACAGCACCTGAGCTATAAGTTGTGAAATCTAGAAATGTTTGCTGTCCTACTTCTAAATTATGCCCAGCAGTAATAGTTATTGTCGCAGTAGTAGAAGCTGCTGAATAAGTGCCAGAAGTAGCTGTTCTAGCATCAATTTTTTCAATTACTCGTTTGCTATAACGCAACCAAATCTCATCTATATATGACCCACTAATTGATGTATCTGTTAATGCTGAATCAGAATCAAAAACTTTAGTAGAGTTACCAACAGCAGTTGGAAGGAGACTCGTTGAAAAATTTTGTCCTGATGCAACTGTTATTAATGTGGAAGTCGTCGCTGGACGATCAACCATTAACGGTTGTTTGTTTGAACTACTGCTTGACACGTTTATTTACAAATAGACTTAAGACTCATTATAGCTGATGGTTTTTTAGCTTATAAACTATCTGGATCTAAATTCTCTCTAAAAGTCTGCCAAGTATTTGGACCATCTTCTATTTCCCACATATAACTATCTTCAGGAACGAAATCGTGACCAACTCCATATGGTGAACTCATTTGACCAGGAGTAAACATTCCAACATTCTTCTGTCCTGCCATTCTTCTTCCTCTACTAGACGCAAACTTACCACCACCACTAACACCACTTCTATCTACAGGAATCTTTCTACGTCTAGCTCCTAATTGATAACCAAGCCTAGTTGTTGGATTAACAGACATATCATGCGGCAGCTACACTAAATATCACTTCAGCTGAGTTATCACCGCCAGATTCACTAACAAATTTAGGTCTAATCCATTTAACTGGACTACCAGATACATTATGAGCTACAGTACTGTTAGCCGTTATAGTTTGGTTTGCAATAATTGGAGCATAATTTGTTCCATCAATACTACCCTCTAGACAAACAACAACATTAGTATCAATAGCACTAACAGAAGTTATAAGAGTGTATTCAGTTGTAGAGAAAAGATTATTAACTGCTACTTGGAGAGCTGTACCAGTACCAGGAGCCGTTAATGCACTATCAGTTTGAAAAATAGTGTCCTGAAAATAAGTTATTGCCATAAAAATAAAGTTGCCCTATTAGTTAGAATAACAGGGGAAAATGCTGTTACTGATAATGAGAGCCATAGCCAGAATAGGACGTCGATGAAGAGGAACCAGTATCCTGTTGTGCTCCACGTCCATACTTCTTATTCTTCTCCTCAAAACTCGTTCCTTCATTTTGAGATTCCTTTCTAGCTCTTGCACTTGGTGTTAAGTGAGCTCCTTTATATCCAGGCTGATAATCACTCTGAGGAGATGGACCAACAGGAGGAGTACTTTGAGTCTGAGGTTTTTGTTCATCTGCTTTCTTATGTAAAAACTCTTTTGGATCAGTAGCTGGTGCAGTCTTATCATCCTTGACCCCAGGTGTTGGCTTAGTTTCAGCACTAATTAAAGTTCCACCAGTAACCTTTACTTGATCCTTAACGTCTCCATAAGTTCCTTTAGACGCTTCAGGAGCTTGAGTAGTAGATTCTGAAGGTTTCTGTTCAGCTACTTTCTTATCTAGAAACTCTTTTTCTTTACTCTGACTTCCCTCTTTTTTCCATGCATTCTTTGCATTTATACCTTGTTGATATCCTTTACCAGAATCCATTTGTTGA